GCTGTTTAACACACGCTTACTCTTTCGAGATAGTTACTCCTACAGTAACACTCCACTAGGCTTTTGGGCTTCTACCCCGTTCCATAGCGTATCAGCCTACGCATTTAACTATCAATAAAACAACATGGTGTAACCAATCATTTCTACTTTAGGCGGTGAAAATGATAGGAGAACTCGATTCGGCAGAATCTCAAAACCATATTGTTTTATTCATAGTGCTTGTCTTTCCAAGCTGTCAGTACGATAAACTTAAAGAACTCTCGTGACTCAGAGCCGTGTTATGATTAATTATAATGCCTTATTTTAAATTGTCAATATTTTTATAGAACTCCGCAATCTTAACTAATTCTTCAACCGTTGCATTACCCTTAAGTCTATTAGCACGATTAGATACCACAACAATATTTCCTATTTCATACGCACCATTATTATCAATTCTATCAAAACTATAGGAGTTATCATAGGCTTTACCTTTATTCCATTTGAGAGGGATACCTAATATTGGACACACGGTAGGGTAATCTAATCCATATAATTGTAGTTTGGTTAATCTAAAGGGAATACCTCTCCTAGTAGCACTTGATTTTAATTGTTGATAGATGGTGTTTAGGTGTTTGATAAATTATAGTCCTTTGGTTTTACCACTTCGACTTCCTGTTTTTAAACCATAAATCTTATAACGTAATGCATCAGCACAATGGTCATTTTGACGTTTAGTTTCGATATCATCAAGGTTCTTATCATCTCTTTGCAGATAAGGAAATACCTCAATTAAATTATCACAAGTATTAAAAATAAACAATCCCGCTTTTTCACGAAATGGTTTTGCTTCAGTTACTTTTGCATTTACTAAGTATTCAGAAATACGCTCCCATCCAGCAATACGGCTTCCCGATGATTTATCTGAGCGAGTCCAAGTCACACCTTGATATACTTTATTGCCAATGGTTACTGGTTTTTGCATATCAGCAGCAATACAGTTTCCATTATCCACATTCCAGATAGCATTATCAGCATTACCAGCTACACAACGGTCATATATGCCCCACATGAGTTCACGCTCAACAATTCCCTTGGCAATATCTGTTGCAAGCATTCTAAGACCCTTATTGTTGTCTTTAGGGTCACATCCTGCCCATTCATGAATTAAGAAGATATCCCCTTTAATCGTTGAGCGAGTTTTACCATTACGAAGAATAATATCGCAACCATCGGATTCAGCAAACCACAGTACGCTAAATGGAGCAGAACTACCATAATCGAATGAACGGTCTATTTTCCATGCTTTTGGAATATCAAATGGCTCAATAACGTGAACCTTACTTTCCCAAATATAATCAAAACGACCACCTTCACCATCATTATCCCATGAACCAAGTAGCCATTGCGCCCTACGAATCGGGTCTTCAATAGATTCTAATTGAGCAATATACTCAGGTGTTAGCTTTGTATTTTCTTTATACGAACTAAAGATATGTGTTTGTGTCCGATAAATAATCTCTTGTTCTTGTGTTCGAGGATTAAAAATCTCGATTGGAACTTTAACTATTTCACCTCGCTCCCCTTTATCAATGAATCGTTTTTTAACCCAGTTACGACCAATACCAGAACTATTTGTGGTAGCCAATACAGTTAATGGGATTTGGGGTAATAATTCCCCATTGGGCAGGGGGTAGTCCTCTGGTATAAATGAAGAACGATTTGTTGATAATACTAAATCAAACACTTCTGAAGTTGGATGTTTAGTTAACTCATTTGGAGAAATGAAGCAATTTTTTGACACAGTTCGTGTGAGTGGATTGACATAACAGTTTACATCAGCCACAGTAATATCGATGGTATGCAATCTATCTTCGATTGGCTCAAATTCAATATATCCTATTTCAAAGTTACAATTTGACTTCAATAAAAGTTGGGTGTCATAGGGGTGGGGGTAATTCATTTGTCCCCATTTAGAGGTCATTAATGCCACAGGATGTTTTTGTGCAGTTTTATCCCATGTGCCTTTAACACCTAGAAGACGATGGTCAGTTGATTGTATTTGTTTCCCTATAAGATTGCCCTCACGGGAATATACTGACACAAGGTTACATGACTTCTTACGGATAGGGAATACTTTTGTGATTGGTTTATAGCCTGATGGGGTTAGGATTTTATCACCTTCTTCCACACCACGAATAGGGATTAATCCTTTATCTTCTATATCCACAAGTTCCTCTATGTGAAGACACAACTCTTGTCCATGCAATGAATTCTCATAATCCTCTTTAGTGGAAATAGAGCGGAATAATAATTCTTCTCCTGTTTTCCACACATACTTATAATCGGATTTAGATGCATAGAACTTTGAACCATCATTGAATCGAGAGAACCATCTCTTAGCTCTATTCACGATATCATCTAATGCTCGATATGATACGTCATATACGATTCCCCGCCAGAATTCACCGTATCCAATGCCCACAAAACGTCTAAAGCGCATTAAACTCACATCAGTCTTACCCGATGCTCTTGTTCCTTGCAATAATATAATTTGAGCAGGACAACTTAATGCTAATTTTTGAGATTCCGCGATGGGTTCCCATACCTTCTTATATCCCGCAGGTAATATAATCTTACTCTCACTCATCCCAATCGCCACCAAGTAAATATTCGTCTATTAGTTCTAATTCATATTTTAATTTAAATAATGTTTCATCTTTTGTATCTAAATTGAGGAAACATTTATGGATATCTAAATCGAGTAACTCATTTAATTCTTCATTTGGCTCATTCATCAATGAATACTCATGATATCTTGCTCACAGTAGTCTTCTTTATTCACAGGTATGAAGCGTAAGCCTAGATTGAATATTGCGAGAATCTCAATTACTTCGGATAGCAATACCTTATCAAATTTACCTAAGATTATTGAATCCATTGTGCCATCATCCCTGAATCTAGCGAGAGCTTGTTTCTTAGTATAGGTGAGTTGGGTTGTGGTGATTAAGGAGTCTAAAAGAATCACAAAGTCTTTTGATATCACAGTAGTGACAAAGCGTTTGAAGTATTCTTCGTCTGATAGGTTTTGGAGTTTCATATGGATGATTCCAGTTGTTTATGCAATTTACTCTGTGAGTCAATAGCATGAGCTGACCAATCATCCACAGTCATTGTGGCTGGTGTAACCATCACACCTCCCATGAATTCAACTTTGGTTTCAGATTTAGAGGGTGCTTCAAGTCCGAGCATAGCGGCTAATTGTTTTGCTGCCGCAACTCTTGCGGATGCATTTGAGCCTTCCCCATCATAAATCATGATTTGTCTAAGTGAAATAATCATATCCTGACGCATCCTTTCAGGGTCTGCTGCTGCCACAGATGCTTCAATCTCTTTACGCTTAATCATGATTTGGACTTTGCTCTCTGATAAGAACTCTTTTGCATAATTATCTGCATAAGTAGCATTGATTCCTGCACGGATAGCTGCTTTGGTTGGGTTCTTATCAAACATATATTCCTTCACAAACTTCTCACGAAGTTCAACCTCATAATGACTTAATTGTCGCTCTTTAGTCGCTATTTCTGTATCTGCCATATCTATTTATTATTAAATCCAAAAGACATTTGTATATCACAGTGAGGGGTTTGGTGTCAAGTTATATTGGGTTGGGGTATTTTTAAAAATCCTATATTTGAGATGGACTTTGTCCCTATAAAAAAGAGGGTATATAGGGGGTGGGTTTGCTTTGTTGTCAAATAGTGGGGTGATTTGGGGTTTTTGTGGGTGGGTGGATGCCCCTCTACCCCAACCCTATAAAAAAAAGGGATACCATGGGGATGGTATCCCTTAAAATTCAATAGTTAACAAGTCTACCAGTCTACAATAATATCATTAATCTTTTTTCTGAATTGTTGATAATTATCGTACTTGAACACAATGCCATTATCAAAATGATTAATAATAAAAAAACTATTATCATAAAAACAAAATGCTATTTTTTTATCTATCACTGGTTTATTAGTCACAATGAATTGAAATTTTACACCTTGCAGCAAGTGCAATTTATTAATTCTAATTTTCATTGCCATTCTTCCCAAAAATTTAAAACATCGATTACTATACCGCGAAAATTAACCTTATCCCCATTTACGTCAAGAAAAAAAGCGTTTTTTCTTTGCCCTATATCGCAACTAATATCATCAACTAATGCAACGGTATCATCCTCAAACAAACAAACAAACATATAGACCCCCAACAAACAAAAAAGAAAATAAGACAAACAATTTTAAAATCAACATATTATTAAAAACTATCATCTTAAACCACCTAATTTTTTGGATAAGGCGGTACGTTTACCCCCGTGAGCTGTAAAAGCAACAACAACTTTTTTTTGTACTCTATCCTTTGCACATAACATACAATTCGCACACTGAATAGAGTCTTTATATTCTGCTGGGCAGCGAACAATTGTTAAATCGTCATGTTTAATCACTTTGTGAATGCTACCCGTAGGCAATACGATTACAGCGTTTAAACCGTAACCCAGTGCTTTTTTAGCCTTGTATGTATCCTCACAAGATATATTAATATGCAATCCTTTTGAGAATGCTAACTTTAACGCGCTAACATTTAGCGCGTTATCAATTGAATGATGCGTATATAGTATCGTTTCAATTAGCCTATTTTTAACAGTATTCGCTAATTTGAGCAATTTTGTTGCGTCAATGGTGCCGTTATTGTGGGCAAGATCACCAACTACATTGAATCGCAGTTTTGAACGCTTGCGCATTGCGTTAACATAGTCCATCACTTGCGCATAAGTTAAACCGCTTAAGTCTAATCTACGCCAGTGTATACCGCTGACGTGTAATTTTCCGTAACACTCTTCTTTTAATGCGCAATCATCAGGACAACTTGGCGATGACGTTGAAACCGCTGCTATATCACCTAATTTTCTGTTTTGGCTATGACTTGTAAACGAGTAAAATAATTCGAGTGATTGTAAGAATTCCATAAAACGCCCCTTAAAATAAAGTTATAGTGTACTTGTTTTTTGTTGCGCTACCAGTTAACATCAATTCGCGCTGTAACTGCATTACATCGCTTACCTGTTTAGAATTCAAACCGCCGCCACATATATCAACGCAAATGTTCGATAATGATAACATTGGCAAAATATCAATTTTATCGCCTTTTATTACTTTCACTTTTTTACAATCAAGTGAAAAGAATTGTTTTTTGTTTGTCATAAAATACCCCTTAACCTTTTAAAATTGAAATAGAACCATTGACCACGTTAACGCGATATTGTGGCGCGTTGATTAATGATATCGTTATAATTGACACAATAATTAATGCAATCAAACTTGAACCCACCGCGTAAAACATACCTAGCATAAATTTATCTAACATTTTAACCACCTAAAAAAAGTAATAAGAAAATAAAAAAAACCATTGCCCCCGTGTAATAAGGGGCAATGCACAAATCCAAATTGTTAAAGAGCGAACCACGGGGCAAATTATAATCTTTTTTGCTTTCTTATCAAATTATTTTGATGTTATCGCAAAAAATAAATAACATTTTGAATAAAAACAATAGGTTATAAATGGCGCGTCATTTTGTCGCGTGTCATTTATTGCGCCTTTTATGCGGTAAACTATACCAGTATTATATTTTTCTCTATATATAGAGAAAAAACGCTCTTTAAAAAAATGATATTTTCTTTTACAGCTATCAAGTAATAACTTGAATGATTAGCTGTAAATTCTACCAGTCTATTAAACAGACGTTAAACCACTATAGAATTCAATCACTTATAAAACCTTACATTTTATAAGGTTAGATGATTGTATATAAAACAATCACTTAGAAAAACCCTAGTTTCAAAATGGTATAAAACCACTACTTTTCAAGTGGTATTTATCAGTTTTTTCACTCTGAGACCAATACGCTCAAATTTGACCACTATGACCCGTTCAGGTCTTGAGGAATACTACGACCACACCCAGAGCCTGAAATCGTCTCCTAGACCCCTTAGAATTCAATTTTGGGGTATGATTTCACAAAAAGCTCGTTAGCCCATAAAATTTTTCATGGTCAATTCAATTTCCATTTTCATTTCACAAAACTGGAAGGCGTATTTTTAGCCACAGGTGACACAGGGTGCAGCTCCTTCTTGTCTTCCCCAGCTCCCACAGCTCAGGGACGGTCACACAGCTCCTCCTTGTGACACATCAGGTCACAGGGTAAAATCAACAGCCAATCCAAAATCCCTTCAGAATTGACCCACAGTGGTCTTTTGTGTCACAGGTAATACCAATGTAGCACTCAATCCCTCCTCGTGCCTTCAGCACACCTTAAAATCAAAATTATGACCCTTTTTTCACATTATCCCACTAACCCATAAAATTAGTCTGGGTAAATTGGATTTTGAACCTCATTTGGCAAAACTTACCCTTTAATAAAATTATTCTTATTAAGGTTTATTTTCAAACAATAACCTTAAAATTATAGTTGTTGTTTTTTTACAACATTTGTTGTAAAAATGGTATCTACAGTACACGTTTACGTCGAAATAATTTAAAAAAGTTTCGATGTATACATCTTCTTAAGTATTTGATATATAATATATATATATATATATATAACTTATAAATATAATAAATAGTGATTTTTGCGTTCTTATCAATTTGAGTATTTGTGACACACTTGAGTACACTATGTGACACACTCCAAGCCACGAATTACCTAGCTTCCAGCGTGTCACATATTTTTAAAAACGTGTCACATGTGTCACATACTTTTTGCTAGGGACTCCCAGCACCATAAAATTGTAAATTTTACCCATTTTAAATCCCTGAATCCCTTACCACCTGTGGTCTACAGGAGTTTACACCCCAAAATAAATTTTTTACAAATTTAATTTTTTAATTTTTCTTGACTACAA